TGGCAATGATCGGTATCGTTGCAGCTTTTGGTGCTTATGCAACAACTGGACAAATTATCCCAGGTATTTTTTAAATGAACTCCCACGTAATTACTGAATACGGCAAGCAAAACATTTTTGCAAAAGAGACAAAACCTTATATAGATGAGACCTACAAAGGACATGTCGTAGAAGCTGAACAGCTTAATGGACGTTTAGCAATGATTGGTATTGTTGCATTATTAGGAGCATATATTACAACTGGACAAATTATCCCAATGATCTGGTAAGATTTATTTGAACTGAAAAGTTAATAAACCTCAGTACTAGTCATGCTGGGGTTTTTTATTGTTTAGGTATAAATATATAAAAGATTGTTATAATTGTTAAAGAACTTTAAGACATATTAAAAACTGACATGCAACCCTACCTCACAAAATGAATTGTTGTATATGGTTTTAATAAGTCAGCTTTTCTATTATGGAACGCAATTTCCCAGATGATCAGCAGATTGTAGAAGAATACTTTGATCTTGCCACCAACAGAAAGACTAAAAAACTTTCATGGCTATATGGGATGGTAGCAACCTTTGGATTAGATCCAGATCAATTAGATGGCTTTACTTGGAATAATGATTACTCAATTAATTTAAAAAATAAGAAAAGAGCTATTCAGCCTTTACATCCTCAATGGACATTTTTATTTGAATTAAAAGAAAAACAGCCCTGTAAAAGTAAGGACTGTTTATCATCCGTTCGTTCCTCTTTATATCGAGCGATGGCTTTTGAAAAGACCCAGCTAAGAATTAGAGATCTCTTAGAAGCGTATGAAATCAGGAAGAATTTTTATAAAAATGCTATGCAAGAGCAGCAACAGGAATCCCCTTCTCTTGTAAATGTTTCCTAATTCTATTTATATTCCATCTAAAGCTATTACGAGAACGAGTCTCAGGAAAAGCAGCATAATGTGGACCTAATTTTAAAGTTCCGTCATCCCTATATTTAAATAGAGTTTCTCGATCTAGTCCAAGAGCTTCTTGTGCTCGACGGGTTATAACCCATCCATTTGCTTTTTTCATGTGTGAGGAGGAATACCTACTTGTTAAAGCTATAAACACTTAACATTTTGTCAACATATTTAATGATTTTTTTATCTCTATATTTTTCTCGTGCAATTTAGGTCCAATTAAAATTAATTAACTGCATATATAAGTATGTTCAACTGTGAACGTGATCCACTCACTCTTCTTGTTGAACTTACTCCCAAATTAGCAAAACGAAGATATAGACAATCTATTTATGAAGCATGGGATTATTGTTGTGGATACTGTAATGAACCTGCTACATCTTTAGATCATATTATTCCAAAATTTAGTTCAGGTTCTAGTTATAGAAATAATTTAATTCCAGCTTGTCGAAGTTGTAATGCAAATAAAGCAAGTTTAAAAATGGAAGAGTGGTATAAACAACAAACTTTTTTTGATGAAATAAAGTTAGAAAAAATAAAAAAATGGACTTCAGAAGAGGTCAGTGATCTACTGGAATATACTAGATATAGTAATCGTTTTTCTTTTGCTAGTTAATGGCTTTAGATTGGCTCCAAAAATTCTATAGAGATAATCATATAGGTGGTCTAAATGGAAGATTAGATTCAGCTGCTAGAACTTATTGGTTAAATCAAGCAGAAAGTAAAGGACAAGCTAAAGTAAAAGAAGATATTGAATATGCTGCAAGACAAAATAACACTTGGAATAGAAGTGATTTAAAAGATTGGGTTCAACAATTTTATGAAGATAATAATATTGGTGGTCCAGGAGGAGATCTTGATTTTGAATCAAGACAATATTGGTTAGGACAAGGAACTAGTAAAGGTATTCAAAATGCAAAAAATGATATAGAAAATACAGCAAGAGAATATGGTAATTGGAACTGGGAAATGTACCCAGGAATTAAATATGAAGACGGACAAATTAAAGTACAAAATCATATAACTAAATTTAAAACAGATTTTAAGACTGATAGAAAAGAAAAAGGAAATACAAAAGTTATTAGAGAATGTAGAAGAGTTGGTATTCGAGAATGTGAAGAATGGAGAGATAGAACAGTACCTGATCCTGAACAAGATCGTGTTAATAAAGAATTAAATGATGCAGCTAGAGATTTAAATGCAAAAAATTTAGCATTAAATAATCGCAATACAAAAAGAAATAATGCTTATGCAAATACGGTAAGTGTTGCTAATAATACTCCATCAGGTGAATATACAATTAGAAGAGGTCAATTAAGAACACATAACAATAATAATAATGTTGATGAAGATGCAAAAAATAATATAGAAGATGTTTATAAACAATTTTATAGAGATAAAAAACTAATCCAATGGGATTCTGATTCACAAGGAGTTCAGCCTCCTCATGGACAATTTGATGTTAATTATTACTCATCAGATGATCCAAAAGCAGGAGGTGCAGCAGTTAGACAAATATGGACAGATGCTTTAGCAGATGATGATATTGATATTACAGAACGTTATGGAGGAATAGATAATAGAGATCCAAATATTTTTTATTATCAACATTATTCCAACATAGGAAGATTAGAAGGAAAAAGAGGTAATCGAGCAGAAGCAGCAGAACAAACAGATCAATATACAGAATTTGCTTTAACAGACGCAGAAAAACAAACAATTAGAGATTTACATTTTCTTCCTGATGAAGAAAAAGTAGGTAGTGCTACTGATCGTTTATTACAAGTACCTGAAGTTGCTCAATTATGGGATGAGGCAAGAGGTGGTGATCCTTACTGGAGAGAACTAGCTACTAAATATTTTTTAGATGTTGATAAAAAAGATGAATTTGCTGCTTTATTTCGTTTATCAGATGATCCAGCACATAAACAAATAGCTTTTAATTATCAAGCTAATACTGGTTTTGGAGTAACAGATTTAGAAGATGCTATTACTGTTGCAACTGGTGAAAAAGGAGAAATAGATGCTAAAAGATTTGGAGCATTAACACAAGATGTTTTAAAAGAAACATTAGCTGAAATGAAAGAAGCAAAAAAACAAGAACAATTTTTAAGTACAATTTCAGGTTTTAGTGGATTTAGTGAGATATTTGATATTAATTCTTCTTTAACTAATTCAATATTAGGAGATAGTGGAGTAGGTGGTATTGTTTCTTGGATGGGTGGAGGAAAAGCTGAAGAAGATCTTGAAGGATCTTTAGAAAAAATAACAGGAATTAATAGAAATAATGCTACATATAATTGGCAGAAATGGTATGACGATAAATTAACAGAAAGATATAATGAGGCTTTAGAATTAGGATATGATCCAGAAGATGCTAGTAAAACAATACAAATAGAAAAAGAATTTGCAGAAGATTTTGTAGATAAGTATTTAGATAAACGTTTCAATACTTCTAGATCAATGGATGAATTTGTAGAATATATAGATGTAAGACAAGAAGAACAAAACCCTTTCCAAACTTTAAGTTTACATACAGCCGTAAGAGATGAAGCTCAAAGAAATGCAGAAGCATTTATGGATTCTATAGGTAGCCAAGTAGATAGAAAATTTGATTCAGAATTTTATTTTAATCCTAATTTAGGATTATCAGATGATTCTATTTATAATACAGGAGATAGAAGAGATAGATATGATGAACAAGCAAGAATTGTAAATCAGGATTGGGAAAACGCTAAAGCAGGAAGAAAATCAGGAGATATAGATTGGAAAGCTCAAACATATAGATTTGGAGCTGTTGATCCTACAGATACAAATATTCCTGAAGCTCAAAGAAAAGCTGAATTTGCAAGAGTTCATTATCAAGTTTATGGTCAAAGCCACAGAGATGCTAATGGTGACATGATGCCTTTTGATGGAGCATTAGATATTGTTAATACTGAAAAAGTACAAGATCATATAAAAACAGTTATTCTTCCTAATTTAGAAGAAGAAGCTTTACAACAAGGCTCTACATTTGGTCAATTTATTACTCCAGAAGAATTTGCAGATGACATGTTAAAAGGGATAGATCCAGGAGATGATAACTGGGATGCTGTATTAAAACATTTTGGAATTGAAGATTTCAAAGGAACAATTGATGAGTTAAAAGATTATATTAAAGAAACATTTATGACTGGATCAGCTCAAGAAATTAGAGAAAATTTAAAATATTTAAATGAAAAAAGAAAAAAACCTACACAAAAAATCTTAGGTGTTACTTATATAGAAAGAGAAGAAGACTATACAGATGAAAAACCAAAAGCAACTACAGAATTATATAAAACTTTTCAAAATGCTGGTTTTCAAGGAACAGAAGATCAATTCTATAATGATTTTTTCCCTGACTTAGATCCACAACAACAAAAATTACTTCAGAAAGGAGGTAAAGACGAAGCTTTAAAACAATTTGAATTAGATATGAGTGATCCTTTTGCTTCTTTAGGTTCAATTGGAAGTCTATTTGAAGATGAAGAACCTATATGGGAAGAAGAAAAAAGTGATTCACCAGGCAGTTACTTTACTTGGGAAAATAAACAATCTGATACTGAATGGGGCTATAGACCTAGAAAGAAAGAAGATCAAGTACTAGGAGAATTCACAGGTCTATTTAAAGGACTAAATTAGGTATCTTATTTTATAAATTATTGTGTATATTAAAGACAATAAGTATTATTTTTCATGGCAGATTTCTCATTAGCTATTAATTTAATCCGTAAATATGAGGGATTTAATGAAAAAGCCTATCCAGATCCGACTACAAATAAGGAGCCATATACCATTGGATACGGAACACAATTTTATCCAGATGGATCTCCTGTAAAACAAGGACAAAGATGTACTAAAGAAAAAGCATTAGAATTTTTGTTTAATGAAATTGAAGTAATAAATAATGAATTAAGCAAAATAAATTTACCATTAGATGAGTACATGCGACAAGCATTAATATCTTTTATACATTCTGTTGGTTGGGAATCATTTTTATATAGTCAAATTATTGATTGTATAGAAAATGAAAATTTTGCTGGAGTTTGTGAAGATATAGGACGTTGGATTTTTGATGAAGATTATCAAGTAATTGGTGGATTATTAGATAGAAGAAAAGAAGAAATAAAATTATTCTTAACTGAGATCCATACTAATGACTGGAAAACTAGCGAAATTCTTTTAAATGCTTTTAGAACTTTTAAAAGTACACCAGGGCAAATCAGAGCCATAAGAAAATTAGAAGAGAGTATTAATCCATACATTCTTAGCAATTTTGCTAACGGTTATAAAGTTGATATTAATGGTTTGGATCGCTACTCTGAAGAAGATTTCTTGTACGTTTCTGTAAGAGTCTGACTTAGAATGAATGAACCAACGAGAGATGAAATGACAAAATCTACAAAACAAGGAGAATTCATACTCCCATTGGAGTTACAATTTTCCATGAGAAAAGCCGAGATTAATGCTCAGGAAATGACATGGGAACAATTATATTCAGCGTTACTTAATCTTTACTATCAACGCCTAATGGAATGGCATGCTGTTAAAGAGTTAATGTGTGCAGAAAATATAAAATTAGATTTTGATATACCTACTGATATAGAACTTCAGAAGTTAGCACAAGAATGTATAGCATTAGAAGAAGATGATGATGATGAAGATCCTTTTACTCCTGCTTAATTAGGTTTAATTAATCTATTTAAATACCATAGTGCTTTTTTTAAAGATTCAATTTTACCTTTGTGTTTCTCTCTCCAAATGTATTTAATAATATTTCCTTTTAAATAACCCCGAAATTCTTCTGCACTTAACTGAGCTTCAATTGCATCAATACATTCAATAGATCCAGCTGCATAATGCATAGGTCGATCTACATTATCAAACTGATGGAAATGTGTATCCTTATCATCCATACGTTTAGTTATAAAATCAGTAATTTCTTTCCATGCTAAATCATTTACTTCATTTACGTTCTTATCTCTGAGCAACTCAATATCTTTTCCAATATTAGAAACTTCTTGTTTTTCTGCTTCTGGACCAGCCATACGCATTTTAGGAGATGTCTCGTCTATCGGCTCAAGCCACGTCTCATCAAGGATTCTTTTTTCATTTGATCTGATGGAGATCCTAGTGCTATCAGGAGTTTTGGAGACTTTGGAGAAGAACCTGGAAATTGGTCCGACTCTTCCATTGACGGAATGTATCCTGTTAGTCCTGCTCTCTGGCTTTTGTCTCTCTTGTTTGCTTCTAGCGTTAAGTTTCTCCTGTCCATCCCTGTTTCGCATGCAGCTAATCCACGATTATATTGATCATAGAGTGGAACATCATTATTTTCATTATCTATATGACAACCAAAATCTTCTGCATCAACGTAGGCACAATCTAATTCGTCTTTAACGAAATCGCCTAAGAATTTACTTTTAGATGAGTATCCAGCCATGGGAATATATGAGTCTTGATGTATTCCTTTTACAATATTATCATGGCAAGTTTGTACAATACTAACTACGACCCCCGAAAGGATTCTGGTACTTCTGGAGTAGAAGTATCAGATCTTAATCCTGAAGACCAAAGGGATGTTGATTTAAGACGATTAGATCCAGAAGAAAGAAGTATTTATAAAGACACTAAAAGTGAATTTTCACATTCAAAACATCAAGAATCTAGTCAAAGAAGAATAAGTAAATTTATGAAAGCAGCTCGTGCATCAAATAAATATAAACAAAGTAGAGGTATTTCTGAACCAACTATTAGAGGAAAAACACCTGTAGGGAAAGCAGAAATAGAAGGAGTTGAATTACCAAGTTTAAGAGGAAGAAACTTCGGTGCCCCTGGAGCAGGAGCTACTGAATATGCTCATAAACCTAAGCCTAATTTTGGAAGACCTTTTATTTAAATAGTCGCACAAACAACTTCTTTAGGTTGGTTTTGATATTTACCTTTACGATCTTTATAACTAACCATGCAAGATTTTCCACGGAAAAATAATAATTGAGTTATTCCTTCATTTGCATAAATACGATTAAATAATCCAGTTGAATTACTAATTTGTAAAGTCAAATAACCTTCCCAACCTCCTTCTGCTGGAGTGATATTACAATGAATGCCTGTACGTGCATAACTTGATTTACCAGCTGGTAATACAGTTACATCTTCTGGAAGTTTTAATCGTTCATGAGCAACACATAAACAATAACCATAAGGTGGTAATAAAAAATATGCTCCCTTTTCGTCTTCTCTTAATTCTGTTTCTTTTAAGATAGTTTTATCAAAACTTTTTGGATCACATACACCTGCTGCTGTACCACCAAATAGTAAACATTGCTTAGGAGACAAACGAATATCATAACCATAAGAACCTAATCCATAACTCAAAATTTTACGATTATTCTCTTCTCTTACTACATGATCTACAAAAGGTTCAATTAAGTGATCTCCTAAAGATAAAGCTTTAATTTCCCAATCACAAAGGATACTCATAATTCTCCAGTCAGTTTTTTTAGTATAAGAACATCAACACAAAATGCGACCTTTTTCAGAATAAATTCCAATAAATCTTTCTGTCATCTCAGTTGGATTATTCATTGGAGGTAAATATACTAAAAAAGAAGTACAAGTCTTATGTTTACTTACACCAGTACTAGTGTTCTTTAGTAATAATGGAGCTGTTTTTAAAATACAAATAGGAAAATCAAATATTTTTTGTTCGTAACGAATCATATCTGGACAATTTGTAAAATATAAACCTTGTTTTATATCACCTGCTAACCATGAGTTATACATTTTTCTAAACCATACAGCATGAGATGAAGTCAAGGTAGGAGAAGAAGCTCTTGTCATTTTCCATTTATCATTTTTTTTATCCCAGAAGTATGCTCCTCTGGGTGGAAATAAATAAACACTTCCATACCATTGTTGACAATTTAAACCGTCATCTGATGGACATAAATAATCTTTTGCTTCTACATATTTATTTGCAGTTTTAGAACTAGCAACATCTAAATCTATACCTTCTAATAAAGCATGTGCTGCTGCTACTAAATCATAATTAGTAATTAATTCTAAGTCTTCACGACGTTTATTAATATCATGAATAGCCATTAGTTTTCAACTATAATTTTTTGTATTTCATTAAAATTTAAATCAGGAAAAGATAAACAAATTGCAGCTCGTTTTACATTGCGATCATCTAAAGGAATAACACTATGAACTTTAGAAACATTTAAAAGATAAACATCTCCTGGAACAGCCATAAAAGATGGTCCTAAAGTTAATTCATCTAAAGTATATATTTTTCCATCTGTTTGATTTGGAATTTGAGAACCTGTAGCATTATCTTTTAATTCATAAAATTGTGTTAAACAATTATCTGCTGCTAAATAAAAATTTAAAACAGAAATCATATTACTATCAGTATGTGGAGGAATATAAGAATTAGCTTGTAATAAATTTATTTTGCAATCTTTATTATTAACAAATTTTTTAAAATTAATATCTTCTGAATTTGTTATTTCATCGTACCAAATACCATGAAATTGATTATTAATTTCTAAACCATAATTAATTTCATTTTTACCTAAATAAATAGTAGGTATTTCAAAATTAATATTTAATTTTTTAAAATAATTATTCATGATTCCATTTGATTGTAGTCAATTTCAAAATAACGCATGCCTTGTTGATCATTAATAACATAACCAGCTTTTTCTTCTGGGTTTATTTTTTGTGCAGCTTGAAGTATTCGCCTAAAACTTTCAGCTAAATCATCTTTATTATTTCGTTCTGAATCTTCTTTTGCTGCATTTAATTCTTCTAAAGTTAAAAAGAACATTGAACGATCTTTATTATTAGGTTGAAAAGCCATAACACCTGGACCTTCTGCTTTCCACATTTTTATATATTGTTGACCCATATCACCAAGAATAAATTTAATCGTGGTATCTAACATCTTGACTTTGGTTTCATCCATTTCTGGACCAATAATAGATGCTAATAGACGTTCTCTTCTGTTCATTTTTCTAATAACCCCTGTCGTGATAGTGATTCTAAAAGCTTAGGCATAGGTTGGTATAAAACAACCATCTTTCCTAAGACACCTCGTTTTTTAACGAGTTTTCCTTCTTCATCTCTTACTTTATCGAATTCTCCAGAACGTATCAAATATTCAGCCACACATCTAAGTCTTCTTTTTAAAGGCAATTCAGCTTGAGGAAATTTTCCACAAATAGTATCAGGTGTCATATCTTTAAAAGCTATTCGTAAACGATTAGCTAATGTCATATTTGAATTTGCATCTTCTTCCTCATAATTTTTAATATTTTCTAAATATCTACGAAGACAAGCAGTATCAAAAGAACCATTAGGAGGAAGAAATATTTCTACTTGTTTTATCAAAGAAACAGGTAACAATTTACTATAATTTCTAATAGTAATTTCAGAAATATCTATATTTTTAAATCTATGAGCTGTCACTCCAGTTTGCCTATGCTGGTAGATTTGTACATGGGAGATCCTTTTTTTCGATAATCTTGATTCTCCATCTTGCGATTCTTTGCAAATGATTGTACTAATTGATTCCACGGGATTCTAATAATTGCTTTTTTTGTGAAATTTGGAGAAGCATTAACATAATGAATTCCTTCAATCCATCCTTTATCAGGACTTTTACGTCCAAGTGCCATCCAATTTCTAATTGTTTGATCAGAAATACCAAGTCGTTTTGCACATTCTTCAGTTGAAATATATTCATCTGTAAATGCTGATGGATTTAAAACATCTGTATCTTCATTTTGATAACGAGTATGCCAAATAGCCGATAAAGTATTTCTTATTCCTTTTAATTCCCATGCAATATCTTCCAAACCTTTACGAATTCCATACTTCATAAT